TCATAGGTTGGAAGAAAGCCTACAAAGAAGGAGTAGAAAATGCAAGTATTACACGTTAGAAACGTACACGACGCTTTAGTGCGTGGTATGGATCTACTTTATATAGAGGATAATGAATCAGACAGCAGAAACGGAAAAGTTTACGAAGCTACAACACCTGTAACTACAGTATATAAAGAACCTAAAGAAAGAGTTTTATTTTGGGAGGAGCGTGACGCTAACCCTTTCTTTCATTTTATGGAAGGTTTGTGGATGCTTGATGGTCGTAATGACTTACAAACCATGTACTACTACAACAAAGGCATGAAAAACTACAGCGATGATGGTCAAACTCTTCACGGAGCATATGGTTGGAGATGGAGATCATTTTTTACCTATGATCAACTACCTGTAATTATTGAGAGACTTAAAGAAGATCCGAGGGATAGAAGATCTGTATTACAGATGTGGGATCCTGTTGAAGATTTAAACAGAGACGGTAAAGATGTACCGTGTAACACTTGTATATATTTTAAAATATATAACAACCGTTTAGACATGACTGTTTCTAATAGATCTAACGATATTATCTGGGGTGCTTACGGTGCTAATGCAGTACATATGTCTATGTTACAAGAATACATGGCGAGTGCCATAGGGGTGGGTGTAGGTACTTACTATCAAATAAGTGATAATTATCACGCATACAGTGAAGTTTTTGATAGTTTACTGGATAAATTAAATAAACGTGACGCATTTGATTTTTATACTCAAAGAAGCCTAATTAGACAAAACCCCTATAAAATAGGTGAGGTAAAACCATACCCAATGATAGAAACAGATATCAATACTTGGAACCTTGACTTACTTTCTTTTCTAGAAAGAACACCTTTTGAAGACGTAGACTTTGAAGATACCTTCTTCACTGAAGTTGCTAGTCCTATACAGGATGCTTGGTGGCTACATAAAATAGGTAGAACAGAAGAAGCTCTTATAGAAATACAAAAATGTAAGGCAACTGATTGGCGTAAGGCTTGTTGGGAGTGGATCAATAGAAGATTAAAATAAAGGAGTAACCATGATTAAACAATGGTCGTACAGCAGATTAAGCTGTTTTGAAAAGTGTCCCAAACAAGCAGAGTTCAAGTTTATAAAAAAGATAAAAGAACCTGGAAGTGCTGCGATGGATAGAGGTAAAGATATCCATAAACTGTGTGAAGATTTTATAAGAGGTAGTATAGAAGAAATACCAGCACAACTGCAAGACTTTGAGGATGCGTTTGTAATACTCAAAGATTTATATCTATACGGTCATGTAATCTGTGAAAGTGATTGGGCTATAGATCAGAACTGGGAAAAGACTGGTTGGTTTGAAGATGATACTTGGGGTAGAGCTAAAGTAGATGCTTTTGTTTATGAAGAAGGTATTAGTAAAGAAGCTCGAGTAATAGATTTTAAAACTGGTAGGTATGACGGTAATCAAGAAACACACAGAGAGCAGTGTGAGCTTTACGGTGCTATTGCCTTGAACCGTTACCCTGAACTAGAAAGTATTACTACTGAGATGTGGTACTTGGATCACGGTAAGATTGATCGCTACATATACACACCAGAAAGTATCAAAGTAAAACAAGAGAGGTTAAACCTAAGAGCTATAGCCATGACTACAGCAGAAGAGTTTCCAGCTAACCCATCTAAGTTTAAATGTAAGTGGTGTTACTTTGGAAAACAAAATATGTGTAGGGAGGCAGAAGTATGACACAGATGGTTATGGATTTTTTAAAACCAGAAACACAGTGGGCTCCACCCACCTCTTTCCCTGATTTAACTAATCAAAAAGAGATAGCGATTGACCTAGAAACTTGTGACCCTTGGCTCAGGTCTCATGGTCCAGGATGGGCTTGTAAAGACAGAGGTCATATTATAGGTATAGCGATAGCTACTGAGGGTTGGAAGGGATACTTTCCTGTGGCTCATAGTAACGGTGCTAACTTGGATAAGAACGTGGTTCGTAGATGGCTACAGAAACAGTTAGATGCACCTAACGCTAAGATATTTCATAACGCTCAGTATGATGTAGGTTGGCTCAAAGCAGAAGGTTATACAATCAACGGTGAGATACACGATACTATGATGGCTGCTCCTTTACTGAATGAAAACGAATACAGTTACTCACTTAATAGTTTAGGTAAAATGTATCTTGGTGAGGTAAAAGATGAAACCATGCTCACAGAAGCTGCACAAATATTCGGTGTTGATCCTAAGTCTGAGATGTATAAACTAGCACCAGAGTATGTAGGTATGTATGCTGAGCAGGATGCTGACCTTACTTATAGGTTATGGCAAATATTAAAAAAGGGTATTAGTGAGGAAAACATAACTGATATTTATAATCTAGAGCGTGCATTATTACCTGTGCTTATAAAGATGAGGATGAAAGGTGTCCGCATAGACATAGATAAAGCTCAACAGGTTAAAAAACAACTTAAAAAAGATGAGGATAAAATAATCAAAGAGATTAAAAACTGGTACGGTATCGCACCTGATTTATGGGCAGCACAATCACTAGCACAGGTGTTTGATAGAGCAGGTCTTGATTATCCTAAAACCCCTAAGACTCAAGCACCAAGTTTTGTAGCTAATTGGTTAGAGGCTCACGATCATAAACTACCTATGGCTATAGCTAAAGCTAGAAAACTTAACAAGGCTCGTACTACGTTTATAGATAAAATGATACTTGAGCATTTAGTTGACGGCAGAATACACGGTGAACTACATCCTCTCAGGTCAGATAGTGGTGGTACTGTTACAGGTAGGTTTAGTTGTAGTAACCCAAACTTACAGCAAGTGCCAGCTAGAGATCCTATGATTGGTAATCTAATAAGATCATTATTTATACCAGAGGAAGGTAAACACTGGGGATGTTTTGATTACTCTCAACAAGAACCTAGACTAACAGTACACTATTCTGTAATTACACAACAAGATGGTGCAGAAGAAGCAGCACTTGACTACCATGATGACGACGCAGACTTTCATCAAATAGTAGCAGACATGGCTAACATAAGCCGTAAAGAAGCTAAGATAATTAATCTAGGGTTAAGTTATGGTATGGGTAAGGATAAGCTAACAAGTCAGCTTGGTATCAGTAATGAAGAAGCTGAGATACTCTTCAACCAGTATCATGAACGAGTACCTTTTGTCCGTGGCTTGCGTGATTCTGCTGCTCGTCAAGGAGCTAACAGAGGTTATGTCAAAACTATTCTAGGTCGTAAGTGTAGATTTAATTTATACGAACCTCACGATAGAAGGGAAACACCCTTACCTTTTGATAAAGCTATGGACGAATATGGCGGTAGACTAAAAAGAGCCTACACCTATAAAGCTATGAACCGTTTGATACAAGGCTCAGCTGCAGATATGACAAAGCAAGCTATGCTTGATCTACATGAGGAAGGTTTACTAGCACACACTCAAGTACACGATGAACTTAATATATCGGTAACTGATAAAAAAGAATGTGAAAAGGTTGTGGACATAATGAGAGACTGTGTAGAACTTAAAGTACCTAATAAAGTTGACGCAGAGATTGGTCCAAGCTGGGGTAACGTTGTAGATTACAGAGAATATTTTAAATGATAAAAGGTTTTACTTGTGGTTGTTTTGATTTACTGCATGCTGGTCATATAGTTATGTTAAAAGAAACAAAACAACACTGCGACTATTTAATTGTTGGATTACAAACAGATCCATCAATCGATAGACAAGAAAAGAATCAACCAGTTCAATCGGTTTACGAAAGGTTTGTTCAATTAAACGCAGTTGAATATGTTGATGAGATAATACCTTACGACACAGAACAAAGTTTGATAGATCTACTGGAGTCCACTCCTATAGATATTAGGTTTGTGGGTGAAGATTACAAAGATAAATCTTTTACGGGAGATTACTTACCCATCGACACCATATACACAAACAGAAAACATTCATTTAGTACAAGTAGTTTGAGGAGAAAAGTTTCAAATGAAGAGAGCTGAGCTAAAAGATATATACTTTAATATCTACATGACCTATACAAACAGCTATACAACGCTTGAAGATATAGGGTATAAATACGATATATCAAAACAACGAGTGTGGCAAATAATACGTTACTGTAAACTTGGTGGTGGTAATTACTACAAAGGATTAGAAGCCTACAATAAAGCACACAAAGAAATCAAAGATAATTTAAAAGATGAAGGTTCTAAGGTAATCAATAAAGCCATGCGTGAATGGTTAGAATCAAACGGAGTGAGGTTAATCAAAACTAAAAATGGGTAAAATAAATTCAAGAAATAAAGGTGCATCTTTTGAGCGTGAAGTGGCTAAACTTATCAATGCTTTCTTTGATGAAATTAATTATGACTATAAAGTCAAACGTAATCTAGAACAGTATCAAGAAAAAGACTTGGGTGATTTAAACATACCTAATCATACTATTGAATGTAAACGCTATGCTTCTGGTAGTTGGTACAAAGAAGATTGGTGGTCACAAGTTTGTGAGTCTTGCGGAGATACGATTCCTGTTTTGATATGGAAATATAATCATCAACCTATACGAGTTTGTGTTCCTCTTTGGGCTATGGGGCAAGACTGGGGTAAAGATAATTCAGTTACAGTAGTCCTTACATTTGATCACTGGTTAAATTATGAACTTGCCTATAATCTTTAAGATTATGCTTTTATCCTTAACGCTTTACTATAAAGTAGTAGCTATGTTTAGTAATTATACGAAAACATTTTTAGAAAGGAGAAAAATATGGCACACGCTGTAGAAACGATGGCTTATGCTGGGGAGACCCCTTGGCATGGGCTCGGTGTACAGGTTGAAGATAACCTTACACCACAAGAGATGCTTGTAGCTGCTGGACTTGATTGGACAGTTAGTAAAAGGCATTTATTTACCCACGCTGACCCAGACGTAAACGCTAGTGATGATATCATCGGTGTAGAAAATTACTCTGTGTTAGTCCGTGATAGTGATAACAAGACCTTTGGTCCATGTGGTCCAAGGTTTGTCCCTAGCCAGAACGCAGAGGCTTTTGAGTTTTTCAAAAAGTTTACTGACGCTGGGCACATGAAAATGGAAACTGCTGGCTCACTGAAAGGTGGCGAGCAGGTTTGGGGATTAGCTAATGTCAGTAAAGACTTTACGCTTCCTGGTGATGACCGTGTACTAGGTTACTTATTAGTAAGTGTATCTCATAAATGGGGTAAGTCTAATGAGATTAGGTTTACACCTATTAGAGTAGTCTGTAATAATACATTGACCATGGCTTTATCTAATAAAAACACTGCTGGTTTTAAGATGCCTCACGTTAAGGCTCTTGACCATCAAGTGTTTGCTTCTGCAGAGCAGGCTTTAGGTTTGGCTGCTGATAAAATGACTGAGTTTAAAGAGTCAGCTGAGTTTTTAAGCTCTAAGAAGTTTAAGAAAGATTCAGTGGTTAATTACATTGCTGACCTGTTTCAGCCTGAGTTACTCGTAGCTCAAGAAGAGATAGAGAAAATGAGTGATGTCAAGGCTATCGCTACTCGTCAATCTATGGTTGATGAGTTTAAACGCATACCAGCTATGGTACACCAAGCGATTGAGGAACAGCCAGGAGCTGACCTTAAATCATCTAAAGGTACGTGGTGGGGTGCTATGAATGCAGTGACCTTTGTGGTCGATCATAAGTGGGGTCACGACCGTGACGCTTCTTTACATAATGCTTGGTTTGGCGGTCGTGCTTCGTTGAAGCAGAAAGCTATGAATAAAGCTATTGAGTACGCTAACGCTGCATAATTGTATACGGAACGGTGTTTTATAGCACCGTTCCTTTACACTATCTTAATCATACCTAAACTAAAGCTATGAAACTAACTGAATTAAAAGACGTGAAGGTTATCGCCTTTGTGAACAATACACCTGATGGTCCAGATTATAAAAGAGCTGTTATCACAACAGTTGGAGAGGTACATAAAATAAAAGGTGGCTCGCCTTTGTTATACGACCCTGATAGATTTAATGCTCGTACGTGGATCAACTCTGAAAGATACTACAAAGTGTGGAACATGCACAGTAAAAAGAAGCTGGGTAAAGTACCCAATATAAAAATAGAAGAAAGAGAAAAATATACAGAAAAGTTGTGGAGTCTCATGGAGCCTATAGCTGTCAAACCAGCAGAAAAAGATATGACTGGAGTTGTGGTAGAAACACCTGAGAAAGAACCTAAAGTAAAAAAGAAGACACCTGTAAAAACAGACTCGGTAGTAAATGAGAACAGTATTATTCAAGCTACAGGTAAACAAGCTAAGTCTGAGAAAAACGCAGCACGTCATAAACTGTATAAGAAAGTTAAGGTCAAAACAATATTAAGCAAGAATGGTTTAAAACTTGCTGATATAAAGTATGATATTAAGTCTGGATACGCTGAGGTGGTGGGCTAAATGCAGCCCCTTGGAGCGTTGATAATAATAACCTATAGGTAGGTATACCCTAGCTAAAAACAATTAAATGGAGCCCTCATGCAGCCCCCTCCGTACCTAATCAAAAACTTTTTACTTACTATCAAAGCTGAGTGGATGCTTGATAAAACTACGCTTGAATTAACTAAAGACTCTATGAAGAGTTTAAAAGAGTTTCAGTTAAGTGATGGTCAAGGTGATGTAGAAAACGTCTTACAAGATTACGTCACTAAACACGGTCACGATATTTATTCTGTGCCTTTGTTTACTCAAGAGTTCTGTGACACCATGTTAGATGAAATAGAAAACATGAAACAACATCTGGCTTTTGAACCTAACACAGATGAAGATGAACTGAGGCAGATACCAGAAATAGTACTGCACGAAAAAGCACCAGAACTATTTAACTCGATGCTTGGCGTAGTTTTCAATGTCATGAACCCTATCTTCATGTCAATATGGCAACGTTACTGTAATGCTGCCGCAACTATACAGATTGCGAACTATAACGTAAAAGACAAAAAGCAAGGTGCGTGGCACCATGACCAGACCGCTGATATTAGTATGGTTGTACCGTTAAACACTGGAGATTATAAAGGCGGAGGAACTGAGTTTCATGGTCGTACTACTGTAGAACCGTTACCCAGTGGTCACGCTTTATTCTTTCCTAGTTTTACACACATGCACCGTGGCTTACCAGTCGAGGAAGACGGTGACCGTTATTTACTTGTGTTTTGGTTGTACGGTGGAAGTAATGAATAATCCTTTACACTGAGTTAAAAGTAAAGTAGAGTTTAATTTTAAATAAATAAAAGGTGATGAATGTCGAACAAAGATTATAGAAAAGTTATATGGCAAGACATAGAACTTATAAATAAATTTGCAGAAAAGAATGGATACAACCGTCAGGTTGATATAGATAAACTTAAAGTAGATCTAAAAAACGCAATAGAATCAATGGGTTACGAAGATTTTGAATCAATAGTTTTTGTAGCCAGTGCACTTTTATTACATCAACATAAAAGTGGAGAAGAGTGTGAACCACACATGAGAATCAGTATATTTCTACCAGACCTTGGCTCAGCTATAATTGACTGTGACCTTGACATCTGGAGATCATTAGAAACTATCGACAAAGATTTAATACCAAGTATACACTAATATATGAAAATATCCTCGTTTGAAAAAGGTGAACCTATACCTGAAATCATGCCTCGTAATAATAAGTACAACTTACATCTTATGGAAGTAGGTCAACACTTTACCGTAGAAGACTACTGGGACTCTGACGCAGTACAAAAGCTCAGGGTTGCTATATCTAATTACGGTAGAAGAAATAATAAAAAGTTTGTCACTCGTAAAATAGAAGACGAGGGTGATTATAAACTGCGTGTGTGGAGGGAGTTTTGAGTAAGAAGCTAACCCCTAAACAAGAAAAGTTTGCACAAAACGTCGCAAAAGGTATGAAGAAAAAAGACGCTGCAAAAGATGCTGGCTACAGTGAGAAAAATGCAGCACGTGCTGGTACTATGTTAACCAGTGACGCTAACCCCATAGTCAAAGACCGCATACATGAACTGCAAACAAAAGCAGCAGATAAAGCTGAACTCACGCTGGGTAACCATTTAGTAGACCTCAAGGAGATACGTGATGGGGCTATGCGTAATGGTGCGTGGTCTGCTGCAGTAACTGCCGAAGTGGCAAGAGGTAAAGCAGCAGGTCTTTATGTAAACCGCAGTGAGCTAACTGTGAACAGAGTTGATAGCATGTCAAAAGAAGAAGTGCTAGAACGTATGCAACAACTCTACTACGAAACAGGTGGCATCCTACCTCAAGGCAAGGTTATAGAAGGTGAGTACGAAGAACACTGACCGTTGCCTATCTTCCTAAACTTATACTTTACTTTCCTTTACTTCTAACCTATGCTTTAAGGGTTAAGTAATTAACTATGTGGAGCACCCACTGTCCACTGTGTTAGCGGACGCTAAATTTCAGGAGAAACTAACACAGAGCTTCGAGCTAGGACGAGCTGATAGCAGTAAAGGTTATCAGGAAAAGTGAACGCAAGGCGTGGTGGGTGCGGTCACATATTTTATAGGAGAAACATTATGGAAAAATGTAAAGAGTGTAACGGGAAGGGAGTAGTAGGAGTTGAGAGTGGACTCAAAGCTCCAGCCCCTGAATTTATAATAGCCTTTAGATGTAAAAAATGCACTGGGGTTGATGATTTTATCGGGAGAGAGGGGTGAAGTATTATGGAAGAATTTGAATACTGTAACGGTGAAACGTACGAACAAAACTTTAATAGATGGTACGGTATGAACTGTAAGGAGAGGAAAGACCATAACGAGGAAATATATTCTAAACAAGAAGGTCTTGAAGTTTTTAAGAAAATGCATCGTGGTTCGTTAGCACATACTATACGGATCAATGCTAAAGGTTTACTAGAGGATGTCCTCGTTAAAGAATAAGTTTGGGGGGTGGGAGCCTCCTATGAGCCACGGTATCTCCAGGTGGCGTAATCTAGATAAAATGTGTGTGACGCTGTGGATCCCGCTCCTGGGGGATTTGAAAGTTTACCCCATATTCATAAAAGACTCAGCTAATTTTATCACTGGAGATTTTCCTCATGGGTAGAAGTTGTGTATATTGTGGAGATGAGCTCCCTCTAAATAGACAGACAAAACAACACTGCTCAGATTATTGTTTTAAACAAGATCAATACGCTAAAAACAGAGACCCACACAGCGTTGGTGCTACAGGTTGGCGGGAAGGCTTACTCAAAAGAGATGGCTTACCTATGATGTCTGTAGAACAACACATACTTGAATTAGCAGAAGAACACGAAGAAGATAAATTTATAGTTGAAGATCCTTTTGAACTTGCTTTAATTATAGCTGAAGAATTACCTACACCTCGTTACTCAAATGGAAGAGTTTATCAAGGTGAGGGTGTTACACGTGGGTTTCCGTTTGTACTGAATAACCGCAAGAATCCTAACCATTGAAATAATTCTAAGGTAAGCTAAAAGCCGTTTAATATATAAAGGAGAAAATATGCCGAATCATTGTTATAATGTACTCACTGTCACATCACCTGACCGTGGCGACTTAACTAAAATCAAAGAACACCTAAAAGGTGCAGAAACTGATTTTGATTTCAATAAACTTGTCCCCATGCCTCCAGAGGTACAGGACTTCAACGTCTTACATGCTGAGGGTAAAGAATATTATTATTCTCAAAAAGCGTGGGAGGAAAGTAAACAAGACTCTATCATGCCCACTATTGAGTGGATAAAAGAGAATCATGTTGACGACTTCACCGTCCGTAGATTTAAGGTTGAGTACGGTAGTGCGTGGTGGTACGATTGGTCTATTAACCACTGGGGCACTAAATGGAACGCTTACGACGTAGAGGTTGGGTTAAACAATAATACGTTGGTTTATCATTTTACTACTGCTTGGGCAGAGCCGAGACCTGTTATTAGTGCGCTGATGGAGTATCTAGCTCAGCCTGGATTTGACCAAGACTTAGAGATGCGCTGGAGCTTCAAGGAAGAGATGGAGCATTTTCAAGGTGTTATAACTTTAGATGATGAAGTTTAAAGTTATCAGCTTTGATAATATACAAGAAGCTAAAACGTTCTTAGATGTATACTTCCCTCACCGAGAAAAAGAAGGTGAGGGATTGTATTTAATTGATGGTAATCAGGCTATCGTTGTGAGTGGTAAAAATGTACTTTTTATTTACCAATCGTCCTAGTGATGGGTTTAGTTCTAAGTAAACTAGATAGGGTAAATTAATTATAGGAGAAAATATGTCAACAAGAAGTAATATAGTTTTGCTCAGAGATAACGGTTCGTGTAGTGCTATTTATTGTCACTATGACGGTTACTTAGAGCATAACGGTAAGATGCTTTTAGATAACTACACCTCTACTAAAGATGTAAGAGCGTTAGTTTCTATGGGTGATATCAAGTCGCTCAAGCCTACGCTTGATGAGATGGTTGAGACTGAAGATTATCAAATATACGATGATCCAGCTAAAAACTTTCAAAGCCTTCGTGCTTATATGTCGCAGGTCGATACTCTCTTTATAGAGTTTATTTATTTGTGGAGCGAGGAGGATGAGTCGTGGTGGGTGTCTAGGAGTGCGTCTAGGGAAGTGGGTGAGGCTTACCTAAGCACCTTGTTTTATCACACAGATTTTAAACGTTTAATAGTTGATGAGGAAGGTAACGTAAAAGAAGACTACCACAACTTTATTGCAGGTCCTGGCAGATTAAAAAATAAACAGGTAACTGAAGAAGACGTTTGTGAGTGCGGTGAGTTAGTTGAAGACTGCCCAGATGCCTATGCACACATCACCTCAGGAGCTTAGTATGGAGAAACATACATTCAGTGAAGCTGTAGAAATATTCAAGAACCGTGTGCCAGATAAGTATGACAAGACACCTGTTGAAGACTTGTCTGATTTACGCATGGGTGGTTGGATAATTCGTGACGCTAACAATATGGTTATAGGTTGGGTGGGGCATCGTGGTGACGTCACGGTATATAACTATGAAGATCGCCCTCTTAAAACTTATTTAGAATAACCTGATCATGTATTTACTTTACTTTACTTCTAACTATAATAGAGTGTATAAGTTAGTAATTAAGCTGACTTTAAGAAAGGAGAAACGGCAATGCCTAAATCTACTACTGCCAAAAAAGCTAGTCCTAAGGCGACTGCACCTAAGTCTAAATCAGCTAAACGTCCTTTAGCAGATATAGCAGCCAGCACTACCAAAAAGGTAAACGCTGGTGGTCTTGACCTCAAAGCTGTCCTTAAAAATAATAAGGATAAAGTGGCGAGAGTTCCCCATAACGCTGAGAGGCACTTATCCCTAGATGGTAAAACCGTTGAGGAAGCATTAGCTACTCGACTGGTTGATGCTCGTGATATCAAGTATGATATCAGCAAGGGGTTTATGCTGATTGCTTAACTATTATGCCCAGTGGCTTATGGTCGCTGGGCTATTTAGGAGAAAATTATGGAGAACTATTTTAATACACTAGACAACGTTCTATACACTTATGCCCATAAACCAGTGCGTACTATACGCAAGAAAATGCGTGAAGCCTTAAAGGATAGACATGATGTGGTTGGAGGCTGGCGGTATCTTGTGGATATTTGGAAAAAAGACAGGATATATGGTTATGACTTCAATAGCTCAACACCCAAGCCTGTGGTACATCCTGACTTATTTAGGAGGATATGATGGACTTTTTAATAACGTTGATTTATGTTCCGTGGTACGTGTTTCAGGCTCTCATTATTATTGGTGGGTGGTACGTGCTGGGTATGTTTACTGGTAAGGTTATTAGTGATTTATTTGATCGCCTATAGTGATCGCTAGGCTCATAGCTATACTTATATAGTTAATTAAATAAGGAAAATGTTATGAATAAAATAATAAATGGTTGGGAAGTTTGTGAACCTAAAAGTGAACGTTTATACGCTTTTGGCGATGACGAATACTTTTCTAAAAACTTTAAAAAAGACTACCCTTTAGTCTACAAAGAACAGCGTATCATTCAAAGTATGCTCAAACTACTTATCCCTGCAAAATATGATTATTACTTTAGTGAAACTCACACACATGAAAGACCTGAGGAGCTAGACGATCTTGAGTACAAGAATGTTTACTATACTCCTTTACCTTTGTATCATCAAAGTGGTGAATATAACTGTATTGAAGTAGCCTATACCGAAGACTATGTCTACTATGCGATTAGTCTACATGGTTGTAGCTTTGCGTCTGCCCTTACTGAATATGTAAGAATCGCTAAGAATGGTCAAGTTTGAATATATCCTGAACACTTTAGCGTGGCTCGTGGTACTTTTACCGTTCTGGGTCACGCTGTTTCTATATTACTTCTCACCAATTTTATAATTCTTTTTTCGTAAAATATCTCTGATTTGCTAATAAGGTAATAGGGTGTTCCTTGTATACCTCTTAGTAGATCGCTTTTATTGGGTTATTGGCTATGCTATTAGCGACCTATTGGCTAGAACAAGGTAATAGGTACGTGGACTGTGGTTCGTGGTAATATGCTGGTAACAGTGTTGAAGGTAACATAAAGCATGTGAAACAGAATACGAACGAGAGTTACAGTAATTCTAGACACTATATATAGAACTAACTTTTCCCGAGCAGACGGACAAGGGTAAAAAAGCTATGAGATATGGACTGTGATCCGTGGATTGGGGACTGCCAGCCAATAGCCAATAGTCCACGGTCATTATATCACGATCACAATGCAAGGTAATCACAAAACCGTTGCACGAATCATTGATGGTAATCTGAAAATCCGTTGTGCATGTGCATATTGCGATCGGATGTGCGCCATGGTCCATGATCACATTGTGATCGCAATCGGAACACGGACGGCATTGATTAAAAATTGATCAATAATTAATTTAAATTATTTTATGATCAACCCTTTACTTATAACTTTACTTTTAGTATCATACCTGTATGTTAAGTAATTACGCTTAACTTAATAAATAGGAAAAATTATGAAAACTACTACTAATAAAAAAGCTACCGAGGTTAAAGTAAACTTAGGAGGACTTGACGGTACTTTAATTTATACAGCTACGGGTAAAATAGCTAGGGCTACCCATAACGCTGAGCGCCACGTAGCCCTTAACGGTATGACGGTGACCGAGGCTTTAGCTACT